GGCAGTTTCATTTTGATTTTGTTCAACATGCAAATGTTACATTACATGACAAAAATACATGACAAAAATTGTAACAAATATTGTCAGTTTTTTTTTAATTAGCGTCGTGGTCTCTTAATTGTGAGAGGAGAGGCCAATGCAAATAACAAACAAATTTTTGCGGGAGGTATCTCAAAACGAATTTGATTTAATGGACTTGTACGACGAGCTAATTTCCATCCGGCGACTTGATGCAGATTACCCAGCGTGTGAACACATTTTAAATTTGTTACGAGATACGCTCAGCAGCGAAATCAAAACGCCCCGTTAAAGGGGCGTTTCTTTTTTGAGTTCGGCTTGGATTAAGAAGTCGATGTATTGTCGAGCCTTGTTTAGATCGACAACGCCGCCCTTGTCCTGGTATCGACTTATGTATTTCACGACGTTACCCTCACAATAGCCCAGCTCATTAGACATGATGAAATCAATTGGCTCGATGCCGCCTCGATTGACGTAATGTCTTGGGCGCGTGATCGGGTCATAGTCGGGCGTGCCGCATTCATCACATAGCTCGGTCGAATCGCCGACGCGGATAAAGTGATTGCCGCCGCACTTTGCGCATTCACTCATCTTCTGCTCTCTCAAATTGTTTGAGATCCGCGCGCCGGATGTAGAATTTTTTGCCGTCTTTAAAGATATGGACGTTGTTGCACTTTAGCAGCTCGACCGTGCGGTTGCGGCTGGTTCGGTTCTGGTTACCCCAGAGCAGCTCCGCTGCCTCTTTGAGGCTTACAAGGACACCGGCAGTCATCAAAGCAACTCCGGCATAGACGCCAAAAAAATGTAAACCACAAATAGCCCCGCAACCAAAAAGGCTAAAGCTAAGCATTCCAGAAAACCTTGGATCATCGATCTCTCCTCTCAAAAGTAAGAGAAACCGATTACTCCCATGTGATAATAAAATCAAACATAAAATGACAAAAAGTCATTTTTTGTGAACATTAAACGCGAGAGCCGACTACTTTGTGGATGTTTAGGATGGTCTCTGATTCGAACTCCAGCTCGCGCTCTGGGTTAAATTGAGAGCAGATGACGTCGCCGTTTTTACGACGCTCGAATCTTTTAACAAGCGCCTCGATGCGGTCGTCGCGTTCAAGTTGAATGACGATGTCGTCGCCTGGGCGCACGGGCACCCCTGGCTGCACCAGCAAAGTCTCGCCTGCGCGGAAGCGCGGCTCCATCGACTCGCCGGATACCATGACCGCATAAGCGTCGGGGCTATTCATCAGGTCGGTGGGGCAGTTCATAAAATCGATGGGTGAGCTGACGTCAGTTATGTCAAAGCCAGCGCCGCCTTGGGCTGAACCGTACACCGGCAGCTTGCGCCCAGGTGCAACTTGCGTCGGGCCGTTCTCGATCTGCGTGCCCAGCACTTCATTAACAGTAACGCCGAGCGCGGCCGCAAGTTTTTCGGCCAGCTCCAGGCGCGGCTGAGCCTCCTGGCGCGTGTACCGGCGCAGGTTATGCGGCTGCACATTAGCGCGTCGAGCCAACTCGCTCACGCTCATAGCGTGTTCAGCGGCTAGGATGGCAATGCGATTTTGTCGTTTCATGTTTTCCCTTTTAGTTTGTTTTGGGACGAACCGGCACGAACCATACACACTTTGGTCATTGATTGCTAGTCAGAAAAACTTACGTTCATCTGATGCTATTGAAAGACTACCTAAACGATTCGGAGATGAGCGCTGCGGAGCTGGCGAGACTGCTCAATTGCACGCACGTCAGTGCAAGCTACTGGCTGTCTGGCCGCACGCGGCCGTCGCCGAAACACACCGCACAAATCTATGACCTGACCGACGGCAAGGTAACGGCCGACGATCTGCAGCGCGGCTGGGAGCTGGCGAATGAGCGCTAGGAACAAGCAGCGCGGCTATGAGCTGGAGCGTGAGGTCGTAGTTGCGGCCGAGGCTGCAGGGTTCGAGGCCAAACGCGTCTTTGGCAGCGGCCAGCATAAGCTGCAGCTCGGTGATGAGTTCGCCGGTGATGTGGTGATCGAGGGGCTGCGCGTTGAGTGCAAGCGCCGCAAGTCAGGGTTCAAGGTCATCTATGACGCGTTCATGCAGGACGACGCTGACGTTGTTGTCGTTCGCGCAGATCGAGCTGAGCGACTCTATGTCGTGAAGGAATCTACGTTTCACAAACTACTGAGAGGAGAGACTAATGGCACTTAATGTTGTGCAAGGGACGGCACTCGCGCCGCCTCGCATTCTGATCTATGGACCCCCAGGCGTCGGTAAGACGACGTTTGCAGCCGGAGCTGGCAAGGGGGTTATCTGCCTGCCGACCGAGGAGGGAGCCGACGTTGTCGGTATGGACCGCTTCCCGTTAGCGCAGTCAGTGCCCGACGTGATGGGGCACCTCGACCAGCTCATTAAAGAGAAGCACGACTACTCAGTCCTGGCGCTCGACAGCTTGGATTGGCTGGAGACGCTGACCTGGGATCAAGCGTGCGCCGACGCTGGCGTTAAAAGCATCGAAGAGATCGGCGGCGGGTATGGCAAAGGTTATCTGGCCGCGCTTGCTTATCACCGAGCGTTGCTGGGTAAGATTACTATCTTGCGCAAAGAGAAAAACATGGCCTGCGTCTTGCTGGCGCATTCCCAAGTACGGCGCTTTGAAGATCCGACGACCGAAGCTTTTGATCGATTTGAGATCAAGCTGCACAAGCGCGCGTCGGATCTCTACACCGAGTTCTGCGACATCGTTGGGTTCGCCAATGTGAAAACGACGACGCGCGAAACGACCGGCGACTTTGGCAAGAAAAAGGTCAAGCCGGTGTCGAGCGGCGAGCGCGTATTGCGCACGGCGTCGCGCCCTAACTTCGTAGCCAAAACACGATACGCAATTCCTGACGAGCTGCCGCTCGATTGGAGCGCGTTGATCAATGCAATTAAAGGAAAAAAATGATGGTTGAGATTAATTTTGAAGTAGACTCGGAAGCAGCAAGCGACAGCAGTTTTGGACCTATCACCCCAGGCGATTATCTGGGCCGCATAATTGCGGTCGATCAAAGGACGTCCAGCTCGGGCAACGAATATTTGTCGGTCGAGATTCAAACTGACAAGGGCCGCGTGTGGGACAACTTAAACCTGTGGCACAGCAACCCAAAGGCCGTGGACATTGCCAAGCGCAAGCTGAGCGAAATCGGCGTAGCTGTCGGCATACGCGTAATCAAGGACACCGAGGAGCTGCTCGCCAAAGAGCTGTGGGTCAAAGTCGGGTTACGGAAAGACGACCCAACTAAAAACGAGGTCATTACATATTCCTCTGCATCAGCGGCTGACCTCCCTGCAGCCGCCCCGTCAGCACCACCGCCTAGTGCTTCTGCTATCAGCACGCCGCAAGCGGCTTGGAACGGCTGACGAAACTTGCCGGTCGCTTGCTCCATCGGGCGACCGGCGCTTTTTTATCATGGTAAAAATTGACATAGAACAATTCGATCCCGCGCTCTCGGCCGCACAGGCAGAGATGGAGCGGCGGGAAGCTGCGCGGCCTCGACGCCTTCATCTGGGTATGAGTGGCGGCGGCATGTGTGCGCGGCGGCAGTGGTACGGCTGGCTGTGGGCTACGGTGTCTCATATACCGTTCAAAGGTCTTTGCGCCATTGATGATGGTATCCGTGGCGAGGACGTTGTCTCTGCTCGGATACAGGCCGTACCGGATTTAATCCTGCAGACCAGTGATCCTGAGACCGGTCGGCAGTTTGAGGTGACAGATGCCGGTGGTCATGTGCGCGGCCACTTTGACGGCATTGTCTTTAATCACCCCACCGCGCCCAAAACGTGGCACGTCTGGGAATGCAAGGTGGTCAATGAAAAGAAATTTGCCGCGTTTAAAAAACTCAAGTCAGACCTGGGCGAGAAGGCCGCGTTAAAGGCGTGGGACTTTGTCTACTGGGTCCAGGCGCAGCTCTACATGCTTTACGGCGGGTACAAGCGGCACTGGATTGTCGTCGCGTCGGCTGGGTGCCGCGATTGGGATTCGGCGCGCACCGAGCTTGATCGGAGCGAAGCGGAGTTCCTGGCTGAGCGGATGCGCACGATGGTCGAGAACGTGGACGAGCTGCCAGCTCGCGTCTCGGATAACCCCAAGGCTATGGAGTGCCGCTTTTGCGACTTCAAGGCCGTGTGTCACGAGGATGCGCCGGTCGAACATAACTGCCGCACCTGTCGCTTTAGCAAGCCCGTAGACGGCCCTCAGTGGGTCTGTGAGCGGTTTGAGAAAACCCTGACACCTGACGAGCAGGTCAGCGGCTGCAGCTCATGGACGGCGCGGGAGGTGCTGGATGCGGCGTGAAAATGATTTTTACCCGACGCCGCAGGCAATCGTGGACCGGATTGTACGCCAGTTCAATTTTGTGGGCGACGTATGGGAGCCGTGCGCTGGTGATGGCCGCTTTGTTGAGGCGTTGGTGCCCAAGGTGCGCACGGTGATCTGCGGGGATATCGCAAGCGGCCAAAACTTCTTTCACTATGAGCGCGCACGAGCTGCGACCCTGGTGACCAACCCACCGTTCAAGGACATTCGACCTTTTATTGATCACGCGTTTGAGATCGGCGTGACGACAATGGTGCTGGTGTGCCCAGAGCGCCTGTGGGCGTGCAAGAAGGGCCATGAGCAGTGGAAGCGCCACCGGCCCACCGTGTGGGCCAACATGGATTGGCGCGAGGATTACCTGGGTAAGGGCGGCGCGCCTGATCGAGCGCTGGCTGTCGCCTATTGGGCGACGCCGCACGCCGCTGTCTGTGACTACCAAATCTGGGGGCGGGACGATGATTAAGTGTCCCGAGTGCCTGGGCGTGGGTCGCGTCGAAGAAGAATATGAGGTTGGCGGCTACACGCCTGACCGGTGGATGGAGGTGCGCGTGCAGGAGGTTGAGTGCCCCCGCTGCGGCGGGTGGGGTGAGGTCGAGGAATGAGCTGCTGGCGGCATGATTGGCAATACATTGGCAATGGCAACGAATGCTGCAGCCGGTGCGGTGAGCTGCGTCGCTGGACGCCGTTTTATGAGCGTCATTATGTGGGCCTCGTTTTCTTCAGTTTGGTGGCCGTGCTGGTTCTAAGCGTTGTCACAAAAATCATAATGGGATCGTGAGATGGAATTTTTGACAGATAGCTGGATGACTGTGGGCGTTAAGAAAATTGTGCGGCATTTAACCGGCCCTCGATGGGAGTGGAAGGCGACCGACCTCAACCCCTATGCAGGCACGGGTGACCCATTTCGTCCTTTGCAAGAGGCTGAGCGACGCGGCGACATTTTGATGGCGCAGCGCAAGGTCGGTGATTGGCATTACGAGCTAGTGGTGAAGGCGCGGCAGCGGTGACGCGTGCGCTTTGTTGGATCTGTTACCGAGGTGAGCGCGGCTTTGCATTTGATCCGATGCTGGCCGGTAAAAGGGGGAAGAGGAGATGGTTTTGCAGTCGTGGACACCAATTAATTGTGGAAAGGAAATCACTCATGGCTGATTGGACTGAGGCAGAAGAGGCTCATATTTGGGAGGGCATCAAGTCGGGCGGTCAGTTTCTCGATGAACTGGGCGAGACTGACTTAGCCAAGCTGACGCGTGAGCAGCTCGTTGCGTTTCAGAAATGTGTTTTGGCGACGGTGGTCGAGGAGCGGTTTCGCGGCGTTGACGATATGGATGACGAGATACCGTTTTGAGCTATTTCCTCATCTTGTCGATAGGTAACGCCGTGCTGTCAGCCGTGCTGATCGGTCTGCTGGTCGCCTACTTTTTGTGGACGCGGCGATGATACCGCCTGCCGACTGCCCCTGGTGCGGTGAGTTTTCGACGCAATGGAATTATGTGCGCGGTCATTACCAGTGCTATCGCTGTAAGCGGGTGGTGGCCGATTGTTGTAGCGGAGAGAGGGAAGATGAGCAGACGACATTGCCTGACAAAGAAAGTTGAAACCGGCTTCGGCTCAGTGTTTTGTCACGTTGACGTCAGCGAGAATGCCAACGTCAAGGGCGTGCATATGAGCTGGCGTGCGAAGGATGAGAACAGCGCCTTGAGTGAGGCTTTGACTGATATCTCTCAGGCGTTTCGTGAGCTGATTAGGCGGCTGTCTACGCGCTCTGAGCTGCGGTTCGGGCGGCAGGGATCTGTGGCCGTGCAGGTGTCTGGTGAAAAGGCGGGAGCATGGTTCGACTTTGAGGAAGGCGAGGGCGGTCACCTCGACGACGCTGTCGAGGTGCAGGAGCCAGCTCCCAATGCGCCCAGGTTGATTGTTGCTAAGTATGATTATGTGTCGCTGGATGGCGAGGTCGTGTACCGGCAGCGGCGATACATGCCCAAGGATTTCAGGCCAGACCGGCCCGACGGTAATGGCGGCTGGGTAGAGGGCCAAGGCTGTCTCGATGGTATCGAGCGCGTGCCTTATCGATTGCTGGACGTTGTCGATGCCAGTGACGTTATTATTGTTGAAGGCGAGAAAGACTGCGACGCCCTTGCGGAGCTGGGTTTCGTCGCCTCGTTCAATGGACCCGCAAAGTGGAGCGAGATAGCGCATTACTTTGCGGGCAAGCGCGTCTATGTGGTGCCAGACAACGACCGAGCTGGCCTGCGCAAGGCGACAGATTGTTTAAACGCGCTTGATGGCGTGGCGGCCAGTGTCATTTGGTGCCCCATCTGCGAGGACATGGGCGAGAAGGCCGACATTAGTAATTGGCTGGCACGCAATGACAGCGACCGCCTCATGGCCCTGCTGCAGTCATATGACCAAGTGCGACCGGTGCGCGCGTCAGGCTTCCGGCGTGCGGATATGGCAAGCGTCCCTGGCCGGAGCTGGTTGTATGGCAAGCATCTCATACGCGGCTATGTGTCTGCCACGGTGTCCCCAGGCGGCGTGGGTAAGACCACCCTGGAGCTGATCGAGGCCGTGGCACTGGCAACCGGTCGCGACCTGCTAGGGAAGCCCGTGCGTGAGCGTGTGCGCGTGTGGCACTACAACCTCGAAGATCCCAGAGACGAACTGCTGCGGCGCGTGTGGGCCATCTGTGAGCATTTTAAGATAGACCCTGCGGAGCTGGAGGGCTGGCTGTATTTAGACTCGGGGCGCGACTGCAAAATGATCGTGGCCGAGCCTAAGAAAAGCGTCGTTGTTGCGACCGCTGCGGTTGACCAAGTGATTGCCGAAATGCAGCAGAATAAGATCTCGGTGCTGCAGGTAGATCCATTTGTAAAATCACACTGGGCAGAGGAAAACGACAACAAGCAGATCGACGCCGTGCTTGACGTGTTCGGAGACATTGCCAAGCAGTGCAACGCGGCCGTCGATCTTGTCCACCACACCCGCAAGCCGCCGAGCGGCTTTGTCGCGACTGCCGGTGACATTAACACCGCTCGCGGTGCAGGCGCTCTGACTAACGCAATGCGCTCAGCACGCACAGTGACACCTATGAGCGAGAAGGAAGCGACCTCATTTGATATAGATCCGGCGCGGCGCGGCTGGTACGTGCGCGTCGATGACGCCAAGGGCAACATGAGCGCACCGGCAACCGAGGCCAATTGGTATGAGCGCGAGTCTGTCGAGCTAAGCAATGGCGACTATGTGGGCGTCATGGCTCCCTGGTCGCCACCAGACCCTTTTGAGGGGCTGGGCGTCGAGCGTGCGAAATTTGCCCTCAACATGATTGAGCAGGGCCTGGACGATGGGCAGCGCTTCACGGCAACGGCCAGAGCTGGCACGTCACGATGGGCAGGCAACGTCCTGCTCGATCTAGACCTGGGTGAGGGTGCTGCAAAGTCGGTTCTGCGAGCGTGGTTAAAGAGCGGCGCGCTGTTTACTGATCAGTACAAAAACCCCGTTCGGCGACGTGACGAGAAGGGACTGTTTGTTGATTTCTCAAAGATGCCTGGAGGTGAAATATGAGCCAAATATGGGGTGGTTTTGAGAAGTGCGATAGCGCGCGCTTTGCGCGCAGAAAGTGCGCAAAAATCGGTGCGCGCAAAGATTCCCGTACTAGTAAAGTGCGCACGCGCACGCCAAGTGCTTTTGTGCGCACTTGGCGCGCACTTGGCGCGCACACTATCCCGACACGAGCGCCTTTGAGCGCAGTGAAATATAGGCCCTGCAGGGTCGCGGCTCCGGTTGTTTCGTCTCCTCTCCGGCCGGAGCCGCACCATGAATAAATTAGACTTGAGTGAGGTTAGTCAGGAGCCGTTCGCGTTTGCGACCAGGGAGACGCTGCAGCGGTCGAGGCCGGAGCCGTTGTTGGTGTGGGCGCAGGATAAGCAGCTTAACTCTGTGCTGCTGGAGAGCGCTCATATGATCCGCAAGGCTGTTACTTATCTGCGAGCTGACGTGGCGCAGACGGGTGTCGATTACATGAGCCTTGATGTTCCTGGCGGTGCGCGGCGTAGCGTGAGTGATGAGCGTGAGCCGCGTGAGGTGAAGAGGTATTTAGTCTGGACCAGAGAGATGCTAGAACGGCGTGGGAGCGCCGCACACGCGCTTGTGGTTAATTGTATAGTTGAGGGTACTGCGTGCCCGTTGGCGCTCATGAGGAGCGCTCTGAAGAGGTTCTGAGGCATATGGATATCATCGTACTGCTAGTCAAGCTCATACAACATATTGTGTGACATATAACCATTTGACACCATATCTGGTATTGGGGTAGGATCGCGCCCGAGGACGTGCGTCTGCAACGCGCGTCTTTTTTTTATGGAGTTGAGATGCCGCAGAGATCGAAGAACAAGCCAGAAGTGATTGAGGAGATCCTGCAGCGGTTCGCTGCGGGTGAGGCCCTGCGCAACATATGCAACGGCCAGGGACACATGCCAGACCAAGCTAACTTCTGGCGCTGGCGGCAGGAAAGCACCGAGCTGCAAATTCGGTATCAAGATGCGCTTTTACTGAACGTCGAGGCAATGCTCGATAAGTCTGAGCAATTGATGGAAGTAGCAGCAACGCGGGATGAGATCCTGAAGGCTGACAAGACGCTGAACCATTACCGATGGAAGTCGGAGAAACTACTCAAGGCGTTCAAGCCGGAGTTGAAGTCGAGTGTCGAGCTGAGCGGAGCTGTCGGACAGTTCACGATAGGCTGGGCTGATGACAAGGACGACGACGAGAAGCCGGTCGAGGCTACCGAAAATCATACACATCAAACGCAAGCATCGCGCGCGAACCTGGCGATAAACTGACCGGATCGAGCTGCATCAGATAAACTATCCGACGGTCTCGCCAATGATATCAATGACTTAGAGGGTTTGAGTCTGCTCGGAGTCTGCTCGATCGGGAGAAACTGAGGATTCGGCCCCCCCTTTCGCGATCGGCACCCCCCGCAGCGGCGCGGCTGGGGGCAGCGCTAACGGTAGGATACAAACGGACAGCTCAGAATATGGCCCCAACGCACATAACGATCCCATATAAGCCTCGACCGTTTCAAAAGCAGTTCCATGAGAACGCACGACGCTGGAACGTCGCCGTCTGCCACCGACGCGCAGGTAAAACATACATGGCGGTCCACTGGCTCATACGCGGCCTTGTGGAGTGCCCACACCCCAACCCGATTGGCTGTTATATAGCTCCGACTTTCAGCCAAGCGGAAAGAATCGCTTTCGAATATGTACGCCAAGCGACCGAGATGTTCCCAGGCGTTAAATACAACAAAGCAAAATTACGGGTTGAGATCCCGATAGGCGACCGAAACAAGATAACGATCCACCTGCTCAGCGGTTCCAACGACTCCAGCGAACAAATCCGAGGCCTTCTTATCGATCAAATTATTTTTGACGAGTACGCAG